CCAGAGATTGTTGACATGACTCCAAGTGGATTCTTGGTTTGTCCAGAGTGTTTGGATCAGGATCAGCCCCAATATCAGTTGGGCAGAGTTCCAGTAGATGATCCGATTGCTCTGGAGAACCCAAGACCAGACAAGGGACAGGCAGCCAGCAGAAGGCTGTATGCGTTTGACCCGATAGGCGGTGGTGTAACATCACTTGGCTCAAGGACTGTCGGATTGACAATGCATGGTCATGTGGGAATGCTTAAAATAACAACAAGTTAGAGGAGAATATCATGGCAGTACGTTCATCAAGACCGCTTTCTGAGATAGAAGCTGGGAAAGAATACAGGCGAAAGCAAAGAGCAAAAGCAAAAACAGCAAGAAAAGGAAAACAAGCAAAACGAAAGGCTTCTCGTTCTCCCGGAGGGTATCAAGCAGGTGGCGGAATTGATGAGATTCCATTAACACCGGAAGAAAGAGCATGGGGATTAGCAAGAACAAAAAGAAAAAGGGCTTACGCAAAAGCAAAAGCAAAAGCAAAAAGAGCAAAAGCGAAAACAGTAAGAACAGGAAAACAAGCAAAACGACAAGCAACTCGTTCACCCGGAGGATTTGCAGGAGGGGGAACTATAGAAAGTTACAGTGCCCAAGTAAAGCGCAAGTATGGCGGTGGAAAAATATAAACAATAACAACCTAGAGGATAAGATTATGGCAGTAAGACCAAAACAACCATTTGATCCCAATTTGGGACAGCCTAAAAAAGTCAGGCGACCAACAAAAAGACAACAGGCAATGCGAAGGGCGAAACAAGCAGGACGACAGGCTTCTCGTTCTCCCGGAGGATTTGCAGCAGGCGGAACAGTTGAAACTGATGCTTATGGGAAATATACAATTGCCCGTGGAAGTGGTGCAGCTAGACCTCAGAAATTCCGTAAGAATGGTTAAAAGTTATAAAAAATAATGACCTATGCTGAGTTAAAAAATCTGATACAGAACTACCTTCAGAATACTGAAACCTCGTTTACGACATATCTTCCAGATATGATTAAACAGGCTGAAGATCGTATTCTTGAGAATGTTCAACTGCCTGTGTTCAGGAAGAACCAGAGTGGGGCGGTGACTTCTGGCAATGAGTATTTGGGAATCCCGACAGATTTTTTGGCACCATATTCCCTTTCCTATACAAGCAGTAGCAATCAAACCTTTTTGATAAACAAGGATGTAAACTGGATTCGAGAGCTGTATCCCAATGCATCTACAGAAGGGGCACCTGAGTATTATGCAATTTTTAGCAACGATTACTTTATTGTTGCGCCAACGCCAGATTCTGGATACACAGTGGAACTGCACTATTTTTATCGACCTGCATCGATTACCGCAGGAGATGATTCTGAATCTACATGGCTTTCGACAAATGCGCCAGCAGCTTTATTGTATGCGTGTTTGATCGAAGGGTATGTTTATATGAAGGGTGAGCAGGATATGATGTCGGTTTACAACGCAAGATACGAAAGTGCTTTGGGAAGGCTCAAGGTGCTTGGTGATGCGAGAGACAGGAAAGATGCCTACAGGTCAGGTCAGTTGATAATTCCAGTAAGTTAGTATGGCAACCAATGGAAGTAGTCGTTCTGTTTCTATTAAAAAGCTAGAAGGGAAAAGTGTTGCCATCGTAGCCTTAGGCGAGAGCCAATTGGATTACCACATGAGTATTTCCCACAGCGTCAAGTTTGACGAAGTGTGGGCAATCAACTCGATGTGCGCTGTAATCAAGGCTGATCGGGTGTTTATGATGGACCCAGCATCCAGATTCTTTGATACCGAAGATGCAGGACCACAGACAGAGATCATGCGTGAGACTTTGCCGAAATTGAAATGCCCCATTTATTCCTGTGTAAAGGACAAAAGGGTTCCAAGGATTGAGCTTTATCCCATTGAGAGCCTGATCGATGATGTGGGTTGCAGTTATTTTAACAACACCATATCCTACGCAATTGCGTTTGCTTTATGGAATAAGGTAGGCAGGCTGAGTATTTATGGAGCCGATTTTACCTACAAGCGGAACCGACATTTTGCAGAGATGGGTCGTTCCTGCTGTGAGTTCTGGTTATCCAAGTGCATTGACAAAGGAATCGATATAAAGATTGCTGCTAAGTCATCGTTGCTTGATACAAACATACCAGAAAAGTATAAGTTGTATGGTTATCATAGGCTTGACGATCCGCCTGTGGTATATTTTGATGAAGGGCAATTGAAAATAACAAAACATTCCGAAGTGCAGATGGAGCATTCACTTCCAGTTGGAACTTCAGGAAGAACAGACAATGTAGAGGTTGTGGATACAGGTTCTTTGAGACCGCCAGAACCGAATAAATTTTAATGGAAACAGATGCTTTTGAATTATCTGTAGGCAATCTGGGGGTAAAAACCACCCATAATAGAGGGCATACAGTAGAAGAGGTTGCTGAGATGGCAACCAACAGATTGGTTTCGGTTGCAGATACTGCTCCTGATCAGTTAAAAGCGCAGGCACACGCTTTTAAAAACCAGTGTCATAGGATAATTGCATACTATATGAGAGAGGCAATCAAAAACCATATTTGTACGATATGCAATCAATTGGAAGCGCAAGGTCACAAAGACTTAGCAAATATAATCAGGAGGCTATAATGGCTATAACACAAGCAATGTGTACTTCTTTCAAGAGTGAAATCTTGCAAGCGGTACATAATTTTAAAGCATCTGGAGGAAACTCTTTCAAGCTCGCTTTATATACTAGTTCTGCGACTATGAGTGCTGCTACTACAGCCTATAGTACAGGACAAGAAGCATCAGGAACGAACTATACTGCGGGGGGATCAGCTTTAACAAACGTAAACCCGACAACATCAGGAACCACAGCGTTTACCGATTTTGCTGATTTGACTTTTGGAACAGCTACCATCACTGCAAGAGGTTGTATGATCTATAATGATACAGCTACTGGTGATCCAGCAGTTGCGGTCTTTGATTTCGGTGGTGACAAGACATCCACAGCAGGTAGTTTTACCATAACCTTTCCAACCGCAGACGCAAGTAACGCTGTTATTAGAATAGCGTAAGTTAGCCCATGGCTAATATTACTGGCTGGGGTCGAGGGACTTGGGGTCAGCTCACTTGGGGTGAGCCAATCCCTGTTGAGCTTACTGGTCTGGCAGGCACAGGTGCGGTAAGTTCCTTAACTATTACTGCTGCGGCAAATGTTGCAGTAACAGGTCTTGCCGGTACAGGGGCAATAAGTTCCCTTACAATCACTGGCGTAGCCAATGTTTCGGTAACAGGACTCACAGGAACCAGTGCAGTAGCGAGTGTCACCGCAACAGGTGGGGCGATAGTTGCTGAAACAGGGCTTGCTGGCACAGGCGCGGTAGGCACACTGCTGGCGGCAGGTTTTGCAGTTGCAGGAGTCAGTGGTACAGCTTCCACGATTTCCCAAGGCGATGAAACAGTTACTGGTGCTGCGAATGTGTATCCAACCGGGGTAGCTGGAACCAGTGCATTAGGCAGTGTTAGCACTGTTACTGTTAATGTTATAGCGGTAACTCAAGATGCGATGACATCTGCGCTTGGTTCGATAACTGCTACTACCCATGTTAATATCACAGTAACTGGACTTGCGGGAACAGGTGGCACAGGATTTTTATTGGTTTGGAGTTCGATTGTTCCAGACCAGACACCAAACTGGACTGGGATTAGCCCAAGCCAGTCACCTTCTTATTCAACAATCAGCCCATCCCAGTCTCCAGACTGGAAAGATGAGGCAGCATAATTTATTATGAGGAAATAATATGGCAACTTATGTAAATGATCTAAGGCTCAAGGAAATTGCTACTGGCGATGAGTCAGGTACTTGGGGCACATCAACAAACACAAATTTAGAACTGATCGCGGAAGCATGGGGCAGTGGCTCTGAAACCATAACCGGCACTACGCATACGATTACCATGGCGGATGGCACAGCCGATGCAGCTAGAGCCTATGCAATGACCCTTGCAGGCTCGATCACTGCACTGAACACAGTTACCCTTGCACCGAATACAGTCAATAAAACTTGGGTTATTCAGAACTCTGCCGGTTACGCAGTTTCCATCAGCCAAGGCACAGGAGCCAATGTCGTAATTCCGAATGGCGGCATCAAGATGGTGGTTGCCGATGGCGCAGGATCAGGCGCAGCAGTTACCGATGTCCTCGATATGACAGGTGGCACAGGCAATATAGGTTTAGGCTCTGGTTCTTTGGGCACGGCTTTAACCACAGGAACAGACAACGTGGCTATTGGTGAAGCATCGCTTGATGCAGTGACCAGTGGCACAGACAACACGGCAGTGGGTGATAATGCTGGTGGTGCAATAACTACTGGAACAACCAGTGTTGCGATTGGTAGTGCAGCTTTGTTGTTAGCAACAACTGGTGCAAGAAATGTTGCGGTGGGCTATCAGGCTTTGGATGCAGCTACAACAGCAGACAACAATACAGCCATTGGTGCTGAAGCATTAGGTGCAAATACTTCGGGAACACAAAACGTAGCCGTGGGAACATACGCTCTTGATGCGAATACTACAGCTAATAACAACACAGGTATGGGATATAATGCTTTGACGGCGAATAGCACAGGAGCAACAAATACGGCAATAGGGGCAAGCGCATTAGGAGCAAATACAACCGCTTCAAATAATACAGCAGTTGGGGCAGATGCTTTAAAAGTAAACACCACAGGTGGATCGAATGTTGCAATAGGTGCTTTAGCATTAGATGCTAACACTACAGCAGCTAATAATGTTGCTGTTGGACAGGCTGCTTTATCAGCAAATACCACAGGTGCTAATAACACTGCTGTGGGTAAGTCTGCTGGTGCTTTAAATGTAGATGACACAGAAAACGTAGCCGTAGGATATGCAGCCAACTATCCTGATGGTGGTTCTTATGTAACAGCAGTAGGTTCACAATCTTTGAATGCTAATGTAGCAGACGGCAATACTGCCGTTGGTTATTTTGCTTTAAACGTAAACACCACAGGAGCAAATAATGTTGCGGTAGGTAGAGGTGCTCTCGATGCCAATACAACAGCAGCTAACAATGTAGCGGTTGGTTCAAGTGCTTTAGGAGCAAACACCACAGGTGACAGTAATGTTGCAGTTGGCTATGCAGCACTAGATGCCAACACCACATCAAGCAACAATACTGGAATAGGTATAAATGCACTAGGTGCACAAACAACTGGCTCACAGAATACGGCAGTTGGTGCTAGTGCAATGGCAACGAATACTACAGGCGCTGCAAATGTAGCAGTTGGCTATAGGGCACTAAATACTACAAATACTGCTGGTAACTATAATGTAGCAGTAGGCTATGATTCCATGCAAGCAAGTACTACAGCGGAAAATAATGTTGCTGTTGGTTACAATGCTTTATTAGCAAACACAACAGCCAATAATAATACAGCAGTTGGTTCTAAGACTTTAGCAGCAAACACCACAGGCGCACAGAATACTGCTGTTGGTTATACATCTTTAGATGCTAATACAACTGGTGCGAGCAACAATGGCTTTGGATATAATACTTTAGGCGCTAATACAACTGGTGATGGCAATACAGCAGTTGGTCATAGTGCTTTAGGCGCAAACACCACAGCAGATAACAACATCGCAGTTGGTGCTTTAGCTTTAACAGCAAACACCACAGGTACATCAAACGTAGCTGTAGGTTATAGCTCTTTAACAGCAAACACCACCGCTAGTAAAAACACTGCCGTTGGTCATCTTGCTCTAACAGCTAATACTACAGGTGCAGACAATACAGGTATTGGTTATCTGGCAGGTGATGCAATTACAACTGCTGTAGAAAATACGGCTGTTGGTTCTAACGCTTTATCAGGAGTTACTACAGGTAATTCTAATACTGCTGTTGGTATGAACGCAGGTGTGGCAATTACAACGGCTGCGAACAACACCGCAATCGGTGCTTATACGCTTGTTGCTAACACAACAGGAGCAAGCAATACAGCCATTGGTAGAGATGCTTTACGAGCTAATACCACAGCTTCAAACAACACAGCAGTGGGAATGGATGCTCTAACAGCAAACACCACAGGTGCATACAACGTAGCTGTTGGTGGTTTAGCTTTAGATGCCAATACCACAGCGAATTCAAACGTAGCTATTGGGTATAATTCTTTATCAGCCAATACTACAGGCGCATCAAATGTTGCTGTTGGAGATGGTGCTTTATATGCAAACACCACAGCAGCTAATAATGTTGCTGTGGGTAAATCTGCTATGGTGGCAAACACCACAGGTGCTTCTAATGTTGCTGTTGGTGCTTTAGCTTTAGATGCTAATACCACAGGGGAACAAAATGTCGCTATCGGTAAAGATTCCTTAACAGCAAACACCACAGCAAGCAATAACACTGCTGTAGGTACTGAAGCATTAAAAGTAAACACAACTGGTGCATCAAATGTAGCAGTCGGACAAGGCTCTTTGATGGCTAATACCACAGCATCTAATAATACAGCTATTGGTAACAGTGCTTTAACAGCAAACACCACAGGCGGTAATCAAGTTGCTGTTGGTTATGGTGCTTTAGACGCTAATACAACCGCTAATGATAATGTTGCAGTGGGGCATTCTGCACTTGGAGTAAATACAACAGGACCGAGAAATACAGCTATTGGCACTTATTCATTAGATGCAAATACTACAGGCGCTGATAACACTGCATTAGGAGATAGTGCTTTAAGTGGTAATACCACAGCCAATAACAACGTAGCTATTGGTAAAAGTGCTTTATATGCTAACACCACAGGCGGAAATAATATAGCTATCGGTTATCAAGCATTAGATGCAGCGACAACTGTATCTAATAATGTAGCTATCGGTTATCAGGCTATGACAGCAAGCACTACAGCCGATGCTTCGGTTGTTATTGGTGGCGCTGCAGGGGATGCAATTACAACAGGTGGAAATAATGTTTTAGTTGGTTATAATTCTGGTAGTGCGCTAACTACAGGTGCAAGCAATACTGCTCTTGGTGCTTCGGCTCTGGCTCAAAATACAACTTCCCCAAAGAATACTGCTGTGGGTTCTTCTGCTTTAGGAACTTTTAATATTACTAATGGTGGCGCAGGACATAATACAGCAGTTGGAGCAAACGCTGCTGATGCATTAACCACAGGTTCTGGCACAACTGCTATAGGTTCAGGAGCTTTAGGTACAGCTACTACAGGAGAAAGACAAACAGCAGTTGGTACAGGAGCATTAACACTAGCAACAAACCCTAGTGACAATACTGCTATTGGTTATTATGCAGGTGGTGCAATTACAACAGGTG